AGCGTTGCTACTGTTGCAGTAGGCTCGGAACTTACAATTACTGGATTGACATCGTCTTCGTATGTAGTTACTAAAACTTTTGCAAACGGTAGCGATGGTGTTGGTTCAATTGACTCGTCTGACTGGGCAGCAGCTTTGAATGCTTATGACACAAACCAACAATCACTAATCTTTAACTTAGTTGGTCAAACTTCATCTACAATCGTAAACAACGCAATCACTAAGATGATTTCTAGGGGCAATTCGTTTTTGGTTGTGGACACACCACTGACGGCAACTACTAAGGCTTTATTGTCGTCAGCAGTTGCTGGCTATGTACAATCTAGCTATGCAGCTGTTTATGGACCAGCTCTTAAAATGTATGACCCAACAAAATCTGGTGCTGCAGCGATTCGTACCACTTATTGTGGTGGTGCCGTAGTTGGTGCAATGATTCGTTCTGAGGTTGCACGAGGAGTTGCAAAAGCCCCAGCTGGTTACGGTTTGGATTTGCGCAACGTATTTGGTCTTGTAGCTACACTTACCGAAGCAGAACAAGGGCAACTATACAAGACAGAACAATTGAACTTGTTTAGCATTGTTCCTGGAGTTGGCGTAATTATTAATGGCTCCCGTACACAAGCACGAAACACAACAGATAAGTTCGTCACTGTTCGTCGCTCACTCAACTTCCTAAAACAAACGTTAAAGGAAGCAACAGCATACGCTTTGTTTGAACCAAACGACGAGCGTCTGTGGTCAGACCTTAGCGTTAAGGTTTCGGCTATTCTTACTAACTTCTGGGGCACTGGAGGTTTGAAAGGACGAACTACTGGCGAGGCTTTCTATGTTGTATGTAACTCAACAAACAACACGAACCTTACGGTAGAAGACGGACAAGTAAATATTGAAGTTGGAGTTGCTTTGCAAACTCCTGCTGAATTCATTGTAATCAACATCAGTCAATTTACTGGTGGATCAACCGCAACATCTATCTAGGAGATACCATGGCAAAAACACAACGCACAGACCCTCTTCGTAATTTTAAATTTACGGTTAGGTTTACCCCAGTTGATTCCCAAAACTCCGCACTAACAACTTTGCTTAGTGGTATTGGCGATTTGGGTTTTGCTCAAATGGGCGGTCTGTCAGTTCAAAACGAATTGATCGCATACCGTGAAGGTGGAATGAACACTCACCCGCACAAAATGATTGGTCAATCAGACTTCCCACCAATTTCGTTTGCACGAGGAGCTTTTGCTGAACAGTCGCAACTGTACGATTGGCAGAAGTTCATGCATTCATGGATTGGTGGAGGCACAAGCGGCTTTGCTGGTGGTGCTGCAGGAGATACAACTAACTACCGTTGCAACATCATTGTCAAAGTTTTTGATCACCCGTACACTGCAGGTGATGCAAAATATGCGTACGATAGTTCAGACCAAAACAGCGTACTTAAACCAGGCAACGTTAAACTAGCTTTTAAGTTGTTTAATTGCTGGCCAGGTGCTTACGGTCTAAGCGATCTTAACGCTGGTGATAACGGTATTATGATTCAGCAGTTGAACATTCACCATGAAGGTTTTGTAGTAGCTTGGAAACCTGAGGACATCGTAGCAATTGAAACAGCAAATTAAATAAAAACATAGGAGTATAAAATGGGTACACAACAAGATGCATTGGCTGTCGCGGCGGCTATAGCCGACCCAATTCCACGAATAGTAGCAACACCAAATACCACTTTAGAATTAGTTTGTGGCATTTTTAATGAAGCTACTAAGGAGTGGGAGACTACGGCTGTAGTTAAGGAACTAACTGGCGAAGATGAAGAGGCATTGGCGGCACTAGATGCCGACGATGATTTGCTTTACGCACAATACATGGCAGCACTTTTGAAACGAAGTGTTGTCACCATTGGCAACATAAAAGTGTCTGAAAAGCCAGACATCATTGATGCTTTAATTCTAGGTGACAGGGATTCTTTGTTCCTTGCAACTGTTCGTGCAACCTACGGTGAAAATCGTGAGTACGAAATGAATTGTCCTCATTGCAAGAAATCAAATGACGTGTTAATTGAAATGTCAGAGTTTCCAGTTAAAAAACCAAAAGGTAACCCACAGGAACCAATCGTGGTAACTCTCCGTAATGGGACAAAACAAAAGTTTCGTCTTGTTTCAGGAAAAGATAGTCAGACTGTTGGCAAAAGAGCCAAGAGTATTCCTGAGCAAAATACTATCCTTATTTCTCGTTGCGCCGTTTGGGATGCCGACAACAAACCAGACGATGTTGAGAAATGGGCTAAAAATCTAGGCATGAAAGATCGTGCTTTGATTATTGACAAGTTACTTGAAGCACAACCAGGCCCAGAAATCAAGGAGGTGGAAGCCCACTGTGCCCATTGCGAAAAACCTTTCCCAATCGCACTAAACTGGGCCTCCCTTTTATTCGGCTAATCTAGTACATACATATTGGGATTACGATGCTATTGCATCTGTTTACAAGGGCTTCTCGCTCAACGACATACAAAACATGACGGTGCGTCAACGCACCTATTGGGCGGCGATGAGCCGTTGGCGTAGACAGGAGTAATCATGGCAGAAAAAAACTTAGGAGACTTACGAGCTAAGTTTAAAGTTGACGTTGACCAAATGGACAAGTTGGTCAAGGGTGTTAAATCCATTCGTACCGACTTTGATGCCTTGTCTAAAAGCCTCTAAGGTGTCAACGCACAATTAGCTCAAACTTTAAAACATCTCCAAGGTATCAAAGCCGCTGGTGGTTTACCTGGAAGCGGTAGTGGTTCAGCAACGCCTTACGCAGTTTCATTACCACTTGGTGATCCAAAAAGCCAAACTCCATCTACTGGGAACATAACCCAGAACCAAGCTTTTGTTCAGGCCGCAGTTCCTCTTATTCCTAAGGGTGGAGGGGGAGGAGGCGGAAGAGGCGGTGCCCTTGCAGCAGGTATGCAATATCTGACAACGGCCATTGATGCAATGAATCAAAGAATGGACAACAATTATGACCGTTCTTTGTCAGCTGACAAGTTAGGCGTTTATTACCAACAGCAACAAGGTATATCGCAAATGCAATATGTTGGTATGCGACAAGACATGATCGGGCAACGACTTGGTTATGGTGGCATCAGCACTTTACTATCCATGCAAGCACAAACAGGACTAAGTGCTCAAGGTAATGCTGCTGGTATTGCTGGATTGCGTGCTCTTTCTGGATATTCAATTGGTACCGATCAACTTGCACAACAAGCTGCCACGCTTGCTGGACCTGCTGCTAACAACAGATTAACGATGATGTTGGGCACTGGTATGTACGGTCTCGGTGGACAACAACGTTCAATGGATAAAGTCATGCAGCAAATTGTTCAACGAACTGGTTTGACAAACGAAGGAAGACTTGCTGGTGCTCGTCAAGCAGGGTCTAACACTAGGGCAATGTTAATGGCATCTGGTGTTCCAGAAGACATGATTGACCAAATTTTAGATTACGCAAATGCCAATGTTCAATACCAAAAGAAAACTGGCAAAACAACTATGTATGATCCGTCTAAAAAATCAGACCGTCAAATTATGGGTATTGAAAAGAATTTTGCAACACAAGCTGAGGAAACAGCCCGTGTTAAAGAAGGACGTGATGAGAATTACTATAAACGTCAAGCAGATAATTTGGCTCAATTTGAAAAGAATACCCAAGCAGTTACTAAAGCACTTGGGCAATTAGAAGAAACATTAAGCGGCCTTATAGGAGCAAACATATCGTCACGAGGAAGCATTTTACGAAAAGTTGGAGGGGCAGCAATGATAGGTGCTTCTCCTTTTCTCGGTCCAGCTGGGATTCCAATCGCCATGGCTGGCGCCGCATTAATGGGTGACCCACCTGAAAGCGGTGTAAAAAAAGGCGGTAGTGCAAAGGTACCAATGGGCTACAGCAGTCCTGCAAAACGTGTAAGCCTTGGTGAACTCTCAAACTCTCCAAGTTTTAGAACGTTAAACTCTACTTTTAGAGATCGTTTGTTGCGCATGTTTGCAGATAATCCTAACGTTGGTTTAGGTGTTGGTAGTCGTTCGGAATCTGAACAAAGGCAATTGTTCTTTAGCCGTTACAAAAAAGTAACGGATGGTTCTGCTGGTGATGTTGAATATAACGGAGAACAGTACAAACATATTTCAGGAGCACCTGCTGCTCCTCCCGGAAGGTCTATGCACGAAATTGGTTTGGCTGCAGACTTGGTTGGAGACCTTGATTGGGTTCAAGAAAATGCTTCTAAGTATGGCCTAAAAACATTTGGAAAAAACTTGGGAGAACCATGGCACATTCAACCAGCGGAACTTCCAGACTCTAGATGGGAATATGAAAAACAAGGTTCTAAATGGGGTCAACCTGCTGGCACTTCTAAAGGTTCAGTAAGACTAGACCCAGCTACTGGAACACCTGTAGGTGGTTATGTTGTAGGCGATAAATTCTTTGCAAAATATTCCCCAAGTGGTAGTGGTGGTGCTGAGACTTTCAATCAAGTAAGTATTAGCGATATTGTTTCTGGACCAGGAAACTTTAACTTTGACAAAATGGATGGGGCTGCTAGTTCTGGCGTTGTTAGTAAAGCGGCTTATGGAGAAAGTTCTTCAAAGAGTCCGCAAGGGGCTGGAACAACACCTGGTGGAGCAATGGACCCAGCAGAAATTGCCCAACTACTAAGCCGTCGTGGTTTCAAAGGCAAAGACATTACAAATATGCTTGCTATTTCTTGGCGTGAATCAAGGTGGCGACCTGGTGTTCTTGCAGACGATTCTGACGATTTGTCATATGGACTATTCCAAATAAATATGAAGGATGATAAGTCTGTTGGTTTAGACCCAATTAAACGCAGACAACAATTTGGTATTTCAAAAAACGAAGATTTGTACGATCCAAAATTAAACATTAAAGCTGCACGAATTCTATTTGGTGGAGGAAACTATTCTCCATGGAATAAAGAAGGAAACCCAATGGCAGGAACGGCAGAAATCATGCCTAAAGCCCAAGCCATTACTCGCCAACTAGGTCTTGACCAAGGTGACCCTATTGTAAACGAACCTACTCGTGGAGGTACAACAGTACAAGTTGCTGGTGGTACTAGTGTTACAATTGCTCCGAACATATATGTGACCTCCACTGGAAACAACCCGTCAGACGCAAGACGTATGGCTGAAGAAATAGCCCGATTACTGGATAACGATCTTAAACGAGAATTGTTGAGGACAACCTAATGGCTTTAAGTGCTGAAGAAAGACGACAATTAAACGCAAAAAAACAAGCTCAAAGAGTGAATCTTAATGATCAGCCATCTAAATATAGATTCAATGATTCTAAGTCTGCATATTTGTCAACAACTAAACCTTTTAATGAACTTGAATACGTAAAACAACAAGACAACCCTTTATTTTTATGGCCAGAATCAACTACTCGGACAATGGGTGGAGCGCCATATAAACCAGTTCGTGGATACATTCGTAGGTTAAATGAGTTTTATGACCGTATGAGTGACACTGCTCCAGACATACAAGGTCGTCGTTGTAACTTTCAGTTTCAACCAGAAACTATTGTTCGTAGTGTAAGTGGAAACAGTTATGATACTCAATACTTTTTTAACCAAGAGCCAAGTCAATTGACTGTACCTATCCCCGGTCAATCCACTTATGGTTTAAAACTTTTGTTTAATCGTGAAGCAGAAGTTACTTCTGGGTATTACAAATCTGGTAATACAAAAGTATACGCTGGAAGCCTAAACAATAACTATAACCCACTTCTGGAATCTGCAAATGAGTTTATAGAAGGTAATTACCGCCCTGATTGGGTTACAAGAATTGGTGTTCTTGCGGACATTATGGTTTTGGATGGAGTTATTGGTCAAGGCATCAGTAAAGAAACATTAAGTACAATTGAAAAAATTGCTCAAGCACAACAAAGTACTGCGTCTACAACAACAGAAACTACCGAAACTGATACGGAAAGCACAAAAGACGAACAAGATAAAACGGAACAAATTAAAGTAAATGCCGCAAGCTATTGGCTTAACAATATCAGTTCTGTTGATAATCCAAACCTTGGAAACCAAGCTTTTTTAGTACCAACTCCAGTGCGTATAATGTTGTCAAATTACATGATGATTGAAGGTTTTGTTTTATCAAGTACGGTTAACTTTCATAAATTTTCTAACAAATTTATCCCCACTCAAGCAACGGTAGAGTTAAGCATACAAGCGTTGTATATGGGGTTTGCTAAAAAAACAACAATGCTCACAGAAGCACCAAAAGCTACAGATTCTGGAACATCCCCAGATACAAAAACAAAAACAGAAGCTGACATAGCAGTAGAAAAAGCAACTTTAGATGGTGTTAGATCTTTGTATAAATCCGTGTCTCATCATAAAGGTGGCAAAGATTTACTAAACTATATACTTAAACCGGACCCACAACAAAGTTTTAATTTTACATTAGGCTTAAGTGAAGAAGGAGTTAATTACAGAATTAACACTTTGGCGCAAACTGGCGGAGGTGAACCTTCTTTTCATTGGACAGGGAAAATTTCAATGTACTGGGATTCATATGTATCTGGAGCAAGTAATTCAAGACAACCAACTAGAACTTCGGCTATTGGAGGAACATTAAGTAAAGGATATCCTGCTGGGTTTGAACAATGGGGAACATTTAATAATCCGTTAGTTATAGCCACAGGATCTGGTCAAATGTACGAAAAACTTCCTAACCCAGGACCTTTTATTCGTAAGAGCGTAGACCATATTATTGGCGATAATGATTCTGATGCATTCGGTCTCAGTGCTCAAGAAGAGGCAAAATGGGATATGAATCTTCCTGCTGCGATTAGTCCGCGACCATTTGAACAAGACAAATTTAGAGTACAGTTAGAGATTACAATCACTCTTCAACGTTTTGGTGTTTCTTACCCAGTTGGGCAAAAAATAGTTTACGATGAAGTTTCAGCTTGCGGAGATGATGTTTTATTTAAGAACTTAAGCTTTGCTGCAACAGCGCAAACATGACAATTAATTCTTTATCTCGTTACACCACTGATGTGGCCGCCGACGGAACGATCATCGCTGTTCGCAAACAATATTCTGAGATAGCTGTACAAACTTACATTGTTAAACCTGGCGATACTTTTGAAAACCTTGCTGCCAAAATATATGGTGACAGTTCGCAGCATTGGAGATTATTAGATTTAAATCCACAAATTGATTTTTCGTTTGACCTTAAGGCAAATGATCGTATTCGCATACCATTATGATTTTTACAAATTCAAATGTAGATAACCCGTTGGTGGACGTACAGGTTATAGGTGGAACTGTTCCTTCTACCCAGATAGGTAATGTTGAACTTACTTTTTCTGAAAACAAACATGACATTGCAACAATTACATATGGTGGTTTTCCAGGAATCGCAGTTACTGCTTATAAAGGTTTGCCTGTTCGCATTGCACTAGGAAACAATGAAGCAAACATAATTGAATTTACTGGTTACGTTGCGTACGTAGAAATTGAAGCACAAACAAAAATGGGAATTGTAAATGATTCACTAATCCAAATGGCTAAAGTTGTTTGCTTTGGAAGTAGTTATGAAATGAAACCTTTAAGAAACACAACGTATGCTAATAAAACCATTAAGCAATTAACAGAAATAATTGCTTCCAAATACAATTTTTCTTATTCCGTTCCAAACAACAAATACATTTTTTCGTTAATACCTCAACAAGGAATTAGTGATTGGGAATTATTGGTAACCACTGCAAACAAAATAGGGTATTCAGTAACAGCAAACGGCACTCATATATCTGTGTATGATCCGTTTTCTTCATATGTAAAAACTGCCCCAATAACTACACTACGAACTTTATTGTCGGATTCTGGAATAGAAAAGCGTCCTGGGAACATATACAAACTTAACGGGTTATTTGGAGATATTACGCCACAAGGAACAGCTGCTGATTGGGTACTAAAATCATTAGACAATTTAGGAAAAGAATCTAAATACACATCGTTACAAGACAGACCAAGCGGTCTTGGGTCTAAAGTGGAAAACAGGTTTACACATGAAGTAACTATTAACACAACTTCAAAAGATGCATTAGAGCAGTTTGTTAAAAAATATACAAGAGACTCCTATGGGATGACAGCCGTCGTTAGCGTTGTTGGTATCTCTACAGCAATGCCTGGACGACTTGCTTTAATAGATTCGTATAATTCTGAATTTGATGGGTATTGGTTAATTGAAGAAGCAACACATCACGTAAACAATAAACACTACATTACAACACTTAAATTAAAAACAGATTCTTTAAATAAAGCCCCTTTGTCTGTAGCAAAGGAATCTGCTTACCAAGTGTCTGCGCCACCCAAACTGTCTAATCGTGTTTGGAAGGCCAGTAGGGAAGAAGCTTATGTATACTGAGGTTTTCCAACCATACATACACAGGGCTATTGTTTCTGCGTCTGATCCGGATACGGGTGTAATAAAAGTACGAATACCTTCTAAATTTGGCCCGGAGTTGACATTAGATATATCATTTATAGGTAGAAAAAAAGTAGATGGCGTTTGGCCTGTACCAGAAATTGGTGATCAAGTCGTGGTTACTACCGATAACTCTGATTACACGAATGTTTTTATTCTTAACCTTAACCCCCCACCTACTCCAGTAATTGCCCAAACAGATGGATATGGATCTATTCTTTCTGTTCAGGTTTTTAGTTAAATTAGGAACTTTATGTCAATTATAAAACTGCCATTAAATATTAATTCATCTGGAAAACTTGCAACAGTTGCAAAACTTGATGAGATAGTTAAACAGAAAGTTTTGGATTATTTGTCCACTTCTCTGTTTGACCGACCAATGCTTCCTATGTATGGAGCAAACACAAACGTTCTTTTGTATGAAAATTTTGACCCGTTACTTTTTGAAGAATATAAAATGGAAGCATTGCAGGGAATGCAACAAAATATTGCTGGTGCTCAAATAACTAATTTAATAATTAATGGACCAAACTCTTTACAAAATGATTCTACAATTAAAATTACTGTGGAATATCAAATACCAACCTTTGGCAAACGACAAGCAACTATTGATGTAGTCTTGCCAACTGATCTAACTGAGGATTCTGTACTATGACAACCTTTGACTATACTAACCGCGACTACATTTCAATTCGCAACGACTTATTGAATCGTGCATCTGTTGTATTTCCAGAGTGGACATCTCGTGACAATTCAGATTTTGGCATGCTGTTTGTAGACCTCGTGTCTTATATGGGAGACATCCTCCACTACTATGTAGACCAAGCTGCTAGAGAATCGTTCTTAGAAACAGCTACTCGTCGTTCTTCCTTATTAGCGATTGCAAGTTTGTTGGACTACATCCCACACGGCAGAACAGCAGCACAAACATCAATAACTTTAAATGCAACAAACTCTTTGGCTACGGATGCAACACCAATACTAATCCCTGCTAACACTAAGTTCACTGCAAGACCTCTTGTAGAAACTGCTGATTCTGTAATCTTTACATCTAACCAAGCAATTGCTTTTAATGCAACTGGAACTCCTGTTACAGGCTATGTTACTTATGCTAAAACAACTCCTGCATTGTTAAGTTTGACTGAAGGGGAATTCTTTACAGAAACTTTTACAAGTAATGGTCAAATTTCTCAAACATATACAATTTCTAAAACTGGCGTAGTTAAGAGTTCTCTAGTTATATCTGTTGCTGAAGGTGTTCTTGGAGCATCTGTTCCCTATACACAAGTAGATAGATTGATTGAAAGTACTAATTCTGACAAAGTATATGTGGCAAGTATTGAGGCTGACGACAGTGTCGTTATCAGCTTTGGTAACGGAATTCACGGAAAAATTCCATCCACTAACGCTGTCGTCACTATTACTTATCGCAGAAGTCGTGGGTCGGCTGGAAACGTTGAAGCAAATGCTGTAACTGCTTTTTATTCGTTGTCAAATGCTTTTGGACCAACTTATGACGGAATTGTAATTACGCCAAACACAACTCGTGCCTTTGGTGGCTCTGATTCAGAAAGTATTATTTCACTAAAGACAAACATTCCGGCATCGTTTAGGTCTCAAGATAGAGCAGTTTCTTTGCAGGATTACGAAGAACTTACTTTACGTGTTCCTGGAATTGTCAAAACAAAAGCAGAAATAGTTACTGGAGCTACTGCAAAACAAGGAGTAATTACAAACAAAGCCAAAACTTCATCGGTTGCTACGTTAACAACAAGTGCAAATCATGGGTTATCGGCTGGTGAGTATGTTGGAGTATTTAACGTTGATGATACTTTTGACGGCACTTATGTAATAACAGGTACACCTACTCCTACATCTTTTACTTATGCTCTTGTTTCAGCAAGTGTTGCATCCGCAAGTGTTGCATCAACTGCAACATATAAAAATGCACAAGTTAAGATTTATGCATTAACGGCACAAGACACATACGATGGTACGTTGCCTGTTAGCCCCACAACAAGCCCTCTTACGCTAGACACAAATTACAGAGATTTGATTTATGACTACATTGCTCCAAGAGAGATAGTTGGAGTTAACTCGCTTGTAATTCCTAGTGTTGTTTTGGACTTAGTAAAAATTACATGCAATGTATCTGTTCTACCAAGTTACATCCAGGATGCAGTCAAGGAAGACGTAGAAATTGTAATTAAAGCATTGTTTGAATTTGACGATGTGTCGTTTGGTCAAACAATAACTCTTGGTACTTTGTACCGTGCAATTTTGGATGTAGATGGCGTTGACTATGTTAGTGTTTCACGTTTTACTACTGGCGCATCTAATGTAATTGACACTGCATCATTAATACCTGCTGTTGAAGGAGTTCAGGCCACAGCAAATAGATTGTTGCTTCTATCTGAATTAGCTGTAACTGCTAGTGGTGGAGTTGCTTCTGTCTAATGGCATATAAATCTTTTAGGATTCGTCGCGTTGACTTAATTTCAAGTCCTGACGCCAACCCTTTTGGTTCGTATGTTCGTGGTACAGATACAGACGCTCCAATTGGTCAAACACGTCTTGATTCGGATAGTTCTTTACGAGCAGATGGTTTCATTGCCCCAGTTGGTGTACTGGATATTGATGCAACATTTGAAGCAACAGCAACAACCCATTCCTCAGTAGACCTATCGTGGTCTTCATTCTTAATTGAGAATCCTGCAACTAAAGGATCTGGAGATACTTCCATTAAAGGTGTTGTTGTTGTTTATTCTAAAACAGGTGCTCCGGAAACAGTGGCCGATGGCTTAATCATCAAAGAACAGATTTATACAGATACAACTTATGCAGTAACACATAATAATGTTCCATCTGGAGCATGGGCTTATTATTCGTTATTTTTGCATTGGAATCAAAACGGAACAGGACCATCAGGTATTAACTGGTATGAAAGAGTTGCAACATTACAAGAGTTAGTACCTTTTGACCATCACACAACCGATGCTTTGTGGGAACGCATACCATCCCACCATCGTGTTGCTGATACCAACGGGTCTTCCACAGACCCAGAAGGCTTATCACGAGGGTATCTGTATCGGTTCCTGGACATCTTTGGATTTGAGTTTGACCGAGTTAGAACTTTACTTAACTCTGTAGTTCAACAATACGACCCTGAAAAGACAGAAACAGAATCCATAGATCAATTAGCCACCATGTTTGGTTTAGAGGTTTCTATTCAAGATTTGGGAACATCACGAATTCGGCAAATATTAAAAGATATTGCTTACTATCGTCAACGAAAAGGAACTATTGAAGCAACAAAACAATATTTGATTGCTGTAACTGGTTCTGAAGTTGATGTCATTGAATCAACAAGTAGTCCTCGTTACACATTTAATATCCATGCCGAAAAAGCAAACTTAGTTGCAGATTCATTGTTTGTAATTGAATCAGGAACTAAAAAATGGAATTTAACAACAGAGACTGCTTCTGTTGCTTATACTAAATCAGGTGGCTACATTACATTCACTAACTCAGGAAGCTCATCAGCACAATTTGCTTTGATGTCCACTGTTGCTGTTCCCGTAAAAAACAATACTGATTATTGGTCGTCTATTGAAATAACAACAGCTTCTGCCGGAAGTATTTGGGGTGCTCAATGGGCATCGGCATCGGCATCATGGGCTAACTGGTCAACTAGTAACCAAAGCAATCAAATCATTCCTGCAAACCTAAGTCCAACTGGTAGAAAAGTAATACTAGCGCCAACACAAAGCACCACGGCTATGTTGTACCCAGTTCTTATTCTTGGTCTAGAGGCTGGTGCGTCAACCACAATAACTAAGTGGATGGTTGAGCCTAACTCTTACGGCCCGTTCTTTAATGGTGATTCAGACTTTGGCGGTTTTGTTTATCAAAACAATTTTGCAGACCATCAATGGTCTGGTAGTCAATATGCATCTTATTCTACGTATTCAACCAACAGAAAGAAGACGCAAGAAACCATTGCTGAGTTGTTGCCAAAACTATTACCAGTCACTATGCTTCTTGACCCATCCATAGACAAAACAATTAACTACGATTGGATTCCAGGAAAAACATGAACTACATAATCTGTGCATTAGCTGTCTACAAACTGTTACAAGTAATTGATTTGCTTTTACCTAAAGAGGCAATGCCTTGGGTAAAAGTTTTAGCGGGAGTCGTTGTTTCTTACGGCGCTTCGTTTATTGTTGAGGTAGACAACCTTTGGGTAGGCGGTTTAGTTATCGCAACACTTGCTGGTGTCTGTCACACGGTGCTACGCTGTCTGACTTATCTAGGAGATATGGCACATAACAAGTCTTTAAAGTAGGAGGACAACATGCAGAAGTCTAGGTATTACCTCATTGCAGGTACGGGTAACGCAAGTGCGAATGTAATTGAAACTGGTTTAAACGATGTGGCGTTAACCACTAAGGAGTTTGTGGTCCTTTGGACTGGTAAACCAACCGATGGGCAAAGCAGGGTGTATGACTGGCTTATAGAGCATTCAGCATCTTTTACCGTTGTTCATGCCGACGCCAAAGTTCACCACCTAGTGGAAGGTGCTGCAAACCGAGTTCTAAAAGTAGACAATCTTATTGACGACAGTTTGGACAGTTACCCAGAAGCCACTGTGCTTGTTTTATGGGATGAGGTTGCCACTCTTGGTCAGCCCACCCAATTTGTGGAAGACATTGTTATTACGGCTAACCAAAAGGGAATGGAGACCCTAGACCTGTGTAATGGTTTAGTGCCTTTGACAGTTGGGGAACCAGTTGAGGATAAGCCCTCAGAGGCCTCTAGGAAGCCCCAGGATGCGTCAAAAAAGAGTACCCTTCCCCCTACACAGGATTCGGTTTCTAAAGCGTCTAATGACGACTACGCGCTTAGTTACGTTAAGGACGGTAAATTGGCGTTTTTTATTGGACCTAAGGCCTCAGTTTTAAAGTTCCTAAGTTCAGAATAACCCACAGTGAGGACGTTGGCAAGAAGGGAAACCAACGCCCCCACTATCAAGTGAGCCTTGCGCAGTTAATAAGTAACTCGCAATAGTAAACGGGAGAAGGGAACCGTTTACTTACCAAAAGCATAACACGATCATCAGAGAGGATGCAACTATATGAAACCAAAAAGTGCGGCGGAGAATACCAAGCTGGGAGGTCCCTGGATTTCCATACCTACTTGGGTTGTTAAGTACATGAAAGGTGACTCTATAGCTCTGCATGTGTTGACTTGTGCAATTGGCTACATGAACACACATGACCAAACTTTATCTACAACCTATGACGTTTTGGCTAGGGATACTGGTTACAACCGTAGGACAGTGATTAGGGCTATGCATCGTTTAGTTGAGATTGGCGTCATTCGCAAGATTGTAAAGATGGGTAGATACGGAAAAAACATGCCCAATTTGTACGTAATTACGTACAATACGGCAGCCGCAGAAGCCTTAATTAATGGGGGTGACTCCAGAGACACTGGGGTATTTAGTAGTGACTCCCCAGACACTACTGGGGTGACTCCAGAGACACTCATATTGAGTGACTCCACAGACACCCAAATAAGAAAGAAAAATAATAATAAGAAGGAAAACCAAAAGAAAACAAAAGGTACTAAGAGCTTGGACCTATACTCAACGGATAGTCGGTGGAACCGACAGTTAAAACTTACCGACGGGAGAAACAGCAATGGGTAAAGGAATGCGATGGATGTGGGAGTACAGCGTGAAAGAACTGGACGCTAAAGGCAAGGAAGTAATGATGCCTAAGTTGTCTTTGACTCCGGTTGAGAATGGTAAAAAGATTAGAGTGAAGTACATCGTTGATAAGGGCAAAACGAGTTTGGGCAATGATTGATGATTGGGGTGGAAAAACTTTAGGCGCTGATGAACCTGTTGATAAACAACCAGTTAAAAAGAAAAGTTCAACAACTGGACTGGTTGCTTATTTTAGAGATGCGACAGCCAGTAAAAACATGACCCTAAATGCTCCGGTTAACGGAATAGCCTTAATGAAAGTATTTAAGAACTTGCAAGAAAAGGGCGTGACAATAGAACAAATTTATAAAATGATTGATGTGTTTGCCCACGAGATTAAACAAACACCATTGCCAACAGATGTACCAACGTGGAAGGGATTTGCATCACGGTTGGATGCATTAAAGAAAAAAGTAGACACTCCTTTGACAAAATACGATTATTCCGAATACACTGTTGACAAGAGATTGATGAGAGGTAAACATGAGTGAGTGGCACTCTGCGAAGTATTGGCGCAACAGACAACCGATTGAACGATTGAAGAATGCGCATATACCAAAACGTTTTACTAAAAAAACTTTAGATGACTACAACACAGAGTTAGGTAGTCCTGATGTTGTCACATACGTTCGTCAGTGGTTAGCAAACATTGAACACAACAGAGAATGCGGAGAAGGTCTTTACTTCTTTGGTGGCTCTGGTAGTGGTAAAACGCATATTGCCTGTGGATTGCTTCGTGAAATCGTATTGAACCACCAACTAAGTGGTTTCTTTATCACGGCTGAAAAGTTTGTTGAAGCATCGTACGATGAAATGAATCCCGACAATGTTTTGTCCGACATGTACTCCGACGAATACATGTTGAAGTACATCAATGCTGTGTATGACGTTTTGGTGTTGGACAACCTTGGTTCAGAGCGAATGACTGACTTTACAAAGAAGGCAATTACTTCTATGCTAAACAGTCGCTATGAGCAACAACTCATCACGATTATCACCAGTGAGATTCCGCTATCGCGTTTAAGTGATATCTACGGACCGCGTGTTGCCTCCATCCTCAGTGAGTGTTGTTGTGTGTTGCCTTTCTTAGGAAAGGATTATCGTTTATTGGACCCACATTATGCAGGGGAATGATTTAGCTTCTTTTGCTCCAATCTCTCAAGCAACTATGTTTGAGGGAGTTCTGGCATCAGAACCGGAAGGTTTATCCAAAGTCAGGTCTCGTGTTGCTTTGACAACTAAGAATTGGGAACAGTACATATCT